CGGCTTATAGGCGTAAAAACCCCGGTAGCAAGCTGAAGACAGCGGTTACAGGCAAGGTAAAACCCGGAAGTGCAGCAGCGAAGCGCAGGAAGTCTTTCTGCGCCCGTTCTGCTGGGCAAATGAAAAAGTTCCCAAAGGCTGCAAAGAATCCAAATAGCAGGCTTCGTCAGGCTAGGAAAAGATGGAAATGCTGAGTTCTAAATTCATAGCCGGAACTTTGTTCGTGTCCGTTGTGGGCATGTGCGCCACTGGCGTCACATGGATATCCTCTACGCTGATAGGCGTGGACAAGAGCGTTGCTGTTATGTCCGTAAAGATCGATGACAACAGTCAGAAGATCGATGAGCTACACAGCATGTTGAAACCAATGTGGGAAGAGTTCACAGGAAGGAGCTACGATGGCAATGTCGCGAGCTTCCATGCAGCAACAGTTAAAGGGGAATAGGATGAAGAAGAAAAAGATGGCTGTGCCAAAGTCCATAAATGAGTCTTTGGATGATTACTACAAGAAAACAAAAGCTGGTCTCCCCAAATTCGCTGTATACAAGATGGGCGAAAGAGAGGGCATAGCTAGAGCAAAGACCATAAAGGACAACCCAAAAGCAATAAACCGCCTCAGAAGGCAGAAGAAAAAAGCTCAGAATAAGAATGTAGGCGGTTTCTTAGAGACCTTCTCTCCAGCATACAGCATTGCCAAAGGCAAGGGTCCGATTGGTGAGGCTGTTCGTGGCGGCAAGGGCATGGGCATTCTTGGAATGTTGGCCAGCCAAGCTGACAAGGGAAAGAAAAAGGCTAGCTCAGACGCGATGAAGGCTGACGCCATGGCTGGAGCCGACAGGATGTCTGGCGGCGGCAAGATCGTCAGGTCAAAGCGCACACGATCTATTGACGGCATAGCAACAAAGGGAAAGACCCGTGGCACCCAGCGGTAAGCGCAACTACAGGTCTGAGTATAAAAACTATCAGTCCGCTACGAGCCAGAAGAAGGCTAGGGCTGGCAGGAATACGGCAAGGCGCAAGATGGCGGCTGTCGGGAAGGTGAGAAAGGGTGATGGTAAGGATGTCGCCCACAGGAACGGAAACCCTAGGGACAATAGGAAGTCTAACTTGAAGGTTGTCTCTGCTTCCAAGAACAGGTCTTTCAAGCGGACTAGGACTGCTGGCAAGGCAAACAGGAGAGCATAGGAGGTTCTGATGAGAGCGGCAAAGATGCTCTGCAAGAACAAGAAGAAGCCGGTTGCTTTATCTAAGGGCGGTAGGGTCAAGAATCCTATGGCCAAAGAGTTAGGGCGGGGCAAGTTTCGTCCTAGTGTAGTGAAGCCTAAGAAAGGAAAGGGTTCTTACACTAGAAAGGGCAAGGTTGCTGGGTATTCATCTGGGGGCAAGACAAAGTCCAAGGTGAATGAGGCTGGCAACTACACAAAACCGGGCATGCGTAAGCGGCTCTTCAACAGGATCAAGGCTGGCGGAAAGGGCGGCGCTCCGGGTCAATGGTCAGCCAGAAAAGCTCAGATGCTTGCATCTGCCTATAAAAAAGCGGGGGGAGGATACAAGGATTAGCTATGAAGCATGCCTTTCTCCTCTTCGTTTTTTTGGGCGCTGGGGAGGACAGGAAGCTAGTTAGCAATGATATGTACTTCGCGGATGTAAACGAGTGCATTTACTTCGCTCAAAGACTGCACAAACAGGGAGAAAACATAACGTCATATTGTCTGCCTAAGATGGTTGACGACAATATAAAGGTATACTGATGGACCCAATATCAGCCATGGCAACTGCCTCAGCGGCGTTTTCGGCCCTCAAGAAGGGCTTTGCTATTGGTCGTGACATAGAGTCTATGGCTTCAGATCTTTCGCGCTGGATGGGCGCTCTATCTGATCTGGATCAGGCTGAAAAAGAGGCCAAAAACCCCCCTATATTCAAAAAACTGTTTAGCGGTCAATCGGTCGAGCAGGAAGCTATCACTGCTTTCGCAAACAAACAGAAAGCAGAACAGCAAAGGTACGAGCTACGGCAGTGGATATGTCTCACTCTGGGAAGATCCAAGTGGGATGAACTGGTCAAGATGGAGGGCCAGATCCGCAAGCGCAGGCAGGAAACTCTTTACAGACAAAGAGAACGCAGAAGAAAGTTTGTAGAGATTGTTGCTTGGATCGTGATGATAGGCGCGGGTACTGCCGTTCTTGCATCGTTTGTCTTGCTTCTCAAATCACACAGTGCAAATGCAGAGACCTATCCAGAGTATGTGGTGTGCCGCCTCAAAGGATGCGACATCATAGACGACAAACGTGTTTGTATATATGCTGGTCCGAACAACACTATTGACAGCATATGGATGGACCCCTCTGAGTATTCGCCAAGAGAGATACAGTGCAAGTACAAGCCGAATGAGAAAAAGCCGCCAACTTTGAGGGAAACGTTGGAGGCGATTAGGAAATCGAGACAGTGACATGCCTTTGAAGAAATCGCAGAGAAGTCTGAAGTCTTGGACGAAACAGAAGTGGAGGACAAAAAGTGGGAAGCCGTCCACTCAGGGTCCAAAAGCTACCGGGGAAAGATATCTACCGGCTAGTGCCATCAAGTCACTTTCGTCGAAGGAGTATGCGGCAACGACTAGGGCAAAGCGGAAAGCTAAGAAAGCGGGGAAGCAATTCTCAAAGCAGCCCAAAAAGATTGCCGCTAAGACCAGAGCGCACAGGAGAACTAGCTAATGTCAGTGGTGACGCCTGATCTTCCTGAAATATTTGAAGAGGCTTTTGAGAGAGCCGGTCTTCAAATGACTACGGGGTATGATCTCAAAACAGCCCGAAGAAGTCTCAACCTGTTAACACTGGAGTGGCAGAACCGTGGACTTAATCTCTGGACTATTGAGTCTGGTACACAGGCTCTTGCGGCGGGTACGGCATCTTACACGATGCCTACAGATACTATTGATCTCATTGAGCATCAGATTAGAACGGGGAGTGGCACATCTCAACTCGACACTAACGTCACTCGTATTAGCGTTTCAACGTATGCTCAACAAGGCTCAAAGAACACTCAGGGCCGTCCTAACCAAATTTATGTAGACCGGCAGGCAACACAGGTTGTGGTCACTCTGTGGCCCGTTCCTGATGTCAGCACATACACTCTGGCCTATTACAGGCTGAAGGGCATATCAGGGGTGTCCTCTGGTATCGGAACTACAGCAGATATGCCGCCAAGGTTTGTGCCTTGTCTTGCGGCTGGATTGGCTTACTACATTGCGATGAAGAAGCCTGAAGTGGCGGGCCGTGTGGCACCGCTTAAACAAGAGTATGAGTTTCAGTTTGAACTAGCGGCAAACGAAGACACAGACTCATCATCTATCAAGTTCGTGCCATACAACACATTCTACGCAGGAGGGTAAGATGGCCATGAAGAAGAAAGGCTACCGCAAAGGCGGAGCCATGAAGAAGAAGGGCATGGCCAAGGGTGGCAAGCTCAAGATGGTTACCAATGATAAGGGTCAAAAGGTTCCCTTCTTCGCTGCTGACGGCAAAGGCAAGATGGCCAAGGGCGGCATGATGAAGAAAAAAGGCTACGCCATGGGCGGGGCGATGAAGAAGAAGGGCATGAAAAAAGGCGGCATGATGAAGAAGAAGGGTTATGCCAAGGGCGGATCTGTAAAGGTCAAGTCTGGCGATACCCTGTCTCAGATTGCAAAGTCTAGAGGTATGACCGTCAAAGCCCTGCTTGACGCAAATCCCGGCATTAAGAACGCAAACATGATCCGTGTAGGACAGAGCATCAAGATACCGGGTGCTGCTGCTGGCGCTGGCGCTAAGTCAAAGAATCCTTTCAAGGGCATGACGAAGACGCAGATGGCCATGCTTGGCTCTAAGGATAAGGGCAAGCAGAGGGCGGCTACGAGTGGAGCTAGGGCGCAGACAAGGACAACCCCCACCAGTGCAGCCAAGGTCAAGGCATCTAAGGACGGCGCTGCTTCGGCAATGGCTAAAGCTCGCGCTCGTCGTGCGGCAGCCAAAAAGGTTCCGATGCCAACACCGAAGCCAGCAAAGCCCAAGGTCAGCCGCCGCACAGGCAGAAAGGCCATGGGCGGTATGATGAAGAAAAAGGGCATGTCCAAGGGCGGCGCTATGAAGAGGTCAAAGGGCGGCACTGTTCGTGGTGCAGGCGCGGCGACCAGAGGCAAGAGGTTTGGTAGAGCCGGATAATAATGGCAAACGCTAGGGGTAAATACGCATTTGGTTTTTGCGACAGGACAGGGTTCAGATACTCTCTGGATCAGCTTGTTGACGAGTATCAGAATGGCGTGAAGACCGGCCTCAAGGTTGGCTTTGATGTCGTTGATCCTGATCATCCTCAGAACTTTTTGGGGAGAGTCAGGGTCGATGACCCTCAATCGTTGAGGGAGCCAAGACCCGAAAGCAAGATAGAGGGTGTGGATATAAGGTTCCCCACCTTCAATCTTGAGACTGTTGAGTCAATACCGATTCCAATAATGAACGCTTTTGCGGGTGTGGTCACCACAAGCGGCACAACCACTGTTCAGCCGATTAGCGTGACGTTGCCTAGCGTTTCAGCGACTGTATCTCTAGGAACCATATCAGCACAAGGCTCCATAGCCGTAAGCGTCTCTCTCACTGGCGTATCATCCACCGTTTCGCTTGGAACCATCTCTGTAAGCGCAGGCGTTACAACGTATGCAGTCACTGTGGCGTCCTACTATGGAGCCAACAAGTATTACATCGACGGTGTCCGCCAAGCGACCGTCAACCTCAGTGAGGGAAGCACATATAGATTTGATCAGTCTGACAACACAAACTCTGGGCATCCTCTCAGATTCTCTACAACATCTAACGGCACACATGCCGGGGGTAGCGAGTACACTACGGGAGTGACAACCAATGGTGTACCGGGTAACGCCGGGGCGTATACACAGATCACAGTGGCAGTTGGCGCTCCCACTTTGTATTATTACTGCACACAACATAGTGGCATGGGCGGAACTGCAAACACGCCGTAGGAGAAGAAAATGGCTATCACAACAGCAGTCTGTACGAGTTTTAAGAAAGAGCTTCTTGAAGGCGTACACAACTTTGCAGGCGGGGGCGATACATTCAAGGTTGCACTCTACACCAGCAGCGCAACGCTTGGCGCATCCACCACTGCGTACACCACAAACAACGAGGTAAGTGGGACCGGATATAGCGCAGGCGGGGCAACCCTGACTGCCGTAGCCCCAACCACCAGCGGCACAACGGCATATATTGATTTCAATGATGTGACGTTCTCAAGCTCTACAATCACGGCTCGTGGATGCCTGATATACAACAGCACTGACTCAAACAAAGCGGTTGCTGTGTTTGACTTTGGGTCTGATCAGGCGTCAAGTAGCTCTAACTTTACAATCACATTCCCAACTGGTGATGCGAACAATGCCATTGTAAGGATAGCCTGATGTCGTTTACTTACGCGCAACTCAAGACAGCCATTCAGGATTTCACTGAAAACACGGAAACGTCATTCGTGACGAACCTGCCTGTGTTTATCAGGTCGGCTGAGGAGCGCATACTCAAGTCTGTAGATCTGGACAACTTCAGAAAGAACGCAACATCTACGACAACTAATGGAGATGAGTACATATCCATGCCATCTGATTTTTTGGCACCGTTCTCATTCTTCATCAGCACCGTTGGTTCTGAGGGCTTTCTTTTAGAGAAGGATGTGAACTTCATCAGAGAGGCATACCCCAACAGAGCCACTACAGCCCTGCCAAAATACTACGGCATATTCGATGCAAAGGCTGATGCCAGCGGAAATGTTACCGGTAACTTTATTCTTGGCCCAACGCCCAACTCAAACTATGCAGTTGAGTTGCATTACTTTTATAGACCGGCCAGTCTTACATCAGGGTCTGATTCAAGCTATAGTTGGCTGAGTGACAACGCGCCAAACGCTTTATTGTACGCCTCAATAATAGAGGCATATACATACATGAAGGGCGAGACAGATCTGATCCAGTTGTACGAGGGAAGATATGCGGAGAGTCTGGGCAGACTAAAAGACCTAGCTGAGGCTCGTGAAAATGACGACGCTTACAGGCAGGGATTGCCTAGAATGCCACGGACATAAGGAGTAGATCATGGCAACCTCAAATGCAGCAACCACATATCTTGAGCATCGTTTGTTAAACTTTTTGTTCAAGAACAACGCAATCAGCTTTGCCTCGCCCGGTAACAGCATCTATGTCGGCCTTGCAACCGCTGTATCGAATGCAGAAGCGGGAACCCTGACAGAGGTAAACACCTCGACGCAGGATTCTAACTATGCGCGGCAGCAGGTCAATGCAGCGGGCTGGACACTGGCCTCTTCTTCAACAGATCAGCAGACTGTGGTGAACGCTGCAAACGTAGAGTTCGCTGCTTCAAGCGGCGGGGCCACCTATACCGTAACGCATGCTTTCATCGCAGACGCAGCAACCAGCGGCAACATCCTGTTTGTCGGTGCGCTGGACGCATCTAAGGCGATTGCATCGGGTGATATCTTCCGTATCAATGCGGGGAATCTAACTATCGAGTTGAAGTAAATGGCACTTGTTCTCAAAGATCGTCTGAAGGAGACCACTACAACCACCGGCACTGGCACTTATACACTAGCTGGTGCCGTTACTGGTTTTGAGGCTTTCTCTCAGATTGGCAACGGGAACACGACCTATTACTGCTGCACGGATGGTACAGACTTTGAGATCGGAATCGGAACATATGCGTCGTCAGGCACGACGCTGGCTCGTACCACGATCCTACAAAGCTCTAACAGTGACAATGCTGTTAGCTGGTCCTCTGGTACGCGCACTGTCTTCTGTACGCTGCCTGCTGAAAAGATGATCTTCAATGATGCTAGTAATGTGGCGCAAAACTTTACAGAGCAAGATCCGAATGCGTTAGCATTCGCGATAGCGTTAGGATAGTGACATGGCGAATGCGTTTAAGACTTTCACAGACACGGCGGTAGGCACCGGAAACGCAGATGTCTATACTTGCCCATCTGCTACAGAGACAACGATCATCGGCTTGAACATAGCCAACATCCTGACCGTCTCTATCACAGTCAATGTCCAGCTTATCAACAACGACGGCGACAATGTCCATATCGTCAAGTCGGCTATCGTTCCGGTTGGCTCTTCGTTGGTTGCGGCGGGTGGCGATCAGAAGATTGTGATGAACGCGAGTGATGTTCTGCGGATTACAGCGAGTCAGGCGTCAGCCGCTGATGTAACTCTGTCGGTACTGGAGATAACTTGATGGCACTTTCGACTGTATCAACAAACCAGCTTACAGACGCGACGGTCAAAAACGAGGACATGCAGGCCAGCACGGCGGCAAACCCGTTTCGCACTAACGCTACCAGCATTACTAGCGACCTGACGATTGCATCGACAGAGAACGCTGGGTGCTTTGGTCCGATTACCGTGTCCGCGACGATTACGATTAACGGAGTGCTGACCATTGTCTAGTCGTATTGATGTCGATGAAATCAGGTCGAAGACGACCAACGGCAACCTTACGTTTCAACCAAACGGCACAGGTATGCTGGTGCCACAGCGCCCTGTCGCGTTCCAAGTTGGGGCAACGGACATCGACCAGTCTGGCTCCGCAGACAGTAGCAGTATAGTTCAGTGGGAATTTGTAACTTTAGACACTGGTGGTTACTGGGACTCTACTAACCACAGGTATACGCCTCAAGTAGCAGGGTTTTACCTTTTCGGCGGCGTTGTACGCTTTGCTACATCACCGGGCCAATATGCAAATACAAAACTACGGAAAAATGGCTCAAATCAAAGTTCAATCCAGATAAATTCTGGAAGCTCTTCTAATAATATTATAGGCAATAGTTCAATTTCAATTCCTACAATGATGGTTCAAATGAATGGTTCATCTGATTATGTTGATGTTGCTTTTGCGTCTGAAAATGCATCAACAATTAGTGACACCAATAGTATACCGTCCGTCTTTTGGGGCTTGTTAGTCCACGGAACATAGGTGAAGTAATGGCATCCGAAATCGGCGTACAGACAATACAGCATACGAATGGCACCGACGCGATGACCATCGACTCGTCTGGTCGTGTGTTGACCCCAGCGCGTCCTGCATTTCGTGCTGAAAAGAGAACACCCAATCAGACTATGTCTGGCACAGCAAAAATAACTTTTGAACATGAGGTATTCGACATTGGCGGGGTCTACGATACATCAAATTCAAGGTTCACCGCTCCGGTTGCTGGAATTTACTTTTTTCAAGCAACACTAAGATTTGTCGCTGACAATGACACAATGGATTATGCAAAGCACATGCTCTACAAAAATGGGTCAAATGCCTCTGACCTTTTTCAATTTAATGTAAGAGACAATTACATGAGCAACAGTCATCTTAACGGGTCTGTTTTAATTCAGTTAAGTGCGAATGACTACATAGAAATTTACGGAGAAATGTCCGGCACCAATCCATCAGTTCATGCAAATGCTAGTGGCATTAGAACCTACTTCACCGGCTTTTTAGTGGGCTAGACAATGACTGGAATCATCAAGGTAGACACCATACAGAACAACGGCGGGACCACGGGCCTGACGATTGCGAGTGATGGCAAGGTCACAGGGTCAGTAAATGATAGCCGCCAGTGTGTGATGGGCTTCATGTTGACCAGTGGTGTTTCTGGCGGCGCTGACCCGATTACAGGTTGGACAAACAGCGCAACTCAGGTTTCGGCTAGAGGTGCTGGCGAGATAACTCGTGGCGGCAGCGTTTCGCATAGCAGCGGAACATTCACATTCCCCTTCACTGGGTTGTGGCAAATTGAGTTTTACGCAATCCAGCGCGGAGATGGGCAAGACGATACCCTACAGTATGATGTGCGAAGCACGGTAGATGGCGGCTCAAATTACACCACCCTGACACAGGTAAAAGGAGGGGTTCAAAACTCCGGCTATAAACAAAACATGCAAATGAAATCACTGTTCAAAGTCGCTGACACAACTCAATACAAAATACAATTCCGGCAGACTAGCTTTGGTGGCGGTGATCAAACTGAAGCTGATGCAAACGCGCAGCTTACATACTGCATATTTACATGGCTGGGAGATGCTGACTAATGGCATATATTGGCAAGGCACCAAACACAGCGATAGTAAACCAAGCGACGAGCCAGAGCTTCAGCGGCAATGGCTCGACGACTGCGTTTACGCTGACTAGGTCCGTCAATGTAGGCGAAGACCTAGAGGTGTTTGTCAACAACGTCCAGCAGGAGCCGGGATCTGGCAAGTCATACACCGCATCTGGCAAGACACTGACGTTTGACGAGGCACCGCCGTCCGGCACCAACAACGTGTATGTCATCTACCGTGGTGAGGCGACCATCAACCCACGCCTAGAGCATGATGCGAATAACCCATTGGCAGCGACGACGGGTACGTTTAGTGGCGCTGTGTCTGGTACTGATGGCACGTTTACCGGCGACCTGACCGTCGAAACCTCGTCTTCTGGTGAGTTCAACGCCCTGACAATTAGTCAAGGAAACAACACCAGCGGTAACGAAAGCCGTATCCGTTTCAAGCGAACCACAGATGCTGGCTCAGACCGCGAGGTGGCTGCAATCGTTGCTGACCGTGTGGGTGGCAATGACACTGCGTTGGTGTTTGAAACCAACACAGACGGCTCTGATGGTGCAACGGAGAGGGTCAGAATAAATCAGGACGGCAACGTCGGCATCGGCAATGCCAGCCCCTCGCAGTTACTTTCTGTAGGAGGGGATTCTTCTGGGACAAAGGTGATTCAAGTCACTAATAGTGTCGCTGGCACGGCGTTTAATGACGGTATGCAGATGTTCATCAACGACACTGCTGGTGGACTAAATATGCGGGAAAACTACCCGCTTCAAATTTATGTCAATGGCGCAGAACGTGCCAGATTTCTTGCTGGCGGTGGCATCACCTTCAACGGCGATACGGTCGCGGCGAATGCGCTGAATGATTATGAGGAGGGTGCTTGGACGCCTACTATTAGCATAGGAACTATCAGTTATTCTTATGCCTACTACACAAAAGTAGGGAATCTTGTGACCCTCAATCTTAATGTCCACACCATTTCTGATAGAACTGACACCGGCATCTTCTTAATAGGAGGATTGCCATATACTAGCTCCTCAAATAACAGGGCTATCGGCGCTGTAATGCACAGATATATTGATGATGCGGGAGAGGATGTAACGGCTTGGGTGGATTCAAATGTAAGTTCACTTAAATTTTACCTCAGTCAGCAAAGCTCTAATTGGCAACAGGTAAGACACGTTGATCTTATGAGTGCCAGCGCACAATTCTACATGACCATTACTTATCAAGCAGCATAACCCCACCAGAGGCAGGGGTTGGACAGGTCGCAGCCATGCGACGATAAACAGAAGGAGTAGGCAATGAGCCTCACGAAAGAGTTTGAATATGACTGCGAGGTGCGTGGGCCGTACAAAGCCGTGCAAGTCCGCAAGGCAACCATCGTGAAGGATGACGGCGACGAGATTAGCCGCAACTACCACCGGCACGTTTTGCAGTGCCGCACAAAGACCGGCGATAGCTGGGGCGACACCGACATCTCTGGTGAGCCGCAGGAAATTCAGAATGTTTGTCAAGCCGTGTGGACTGACAGCATTAAGTCTGCCTACGAAGCCTTTATAGACGCGCAGCAACCTTGAGGATTAGGCCATGCCGCTCAGTAAAATCGTAGCAAACTCCATCACGGACGACACGATTACCACGGATCAGATTGCTGACACCTCCGTGCATGGGCGGCGCAACCTCATCATCAACGGTGCGATGCAGGTGGCACAGAGAGGAACCTCAAGCACATCAGACAGCTACAGGACAGTAGACAGAACTCGTACTAATCACGGCGGCGCAAGCGTTACGCAAACACAACAGACTTTAAGTAGCGGCAGTCCGTATGATGAAGGATTCCGTTATTTTTACAGGGTAGCCAACACGGCAGTCTCTTCTGCAACAAGTGCTAATATGCAAATGTTCCAGTTTATTGAGGCGCAGAATATAGCAAGTAGCGGGTGGCAATATACATCATCGTCAAATTACGTCACTTTTTCTGCTTGGGTGCGTTCTAGCCTCGCAGGGACATACATGTTTAGACTTAGGTCATTTGATGGCACATCGCAAAATTACGCCTCTAAGTTTACTCTAGCGGCGGATACATGGACAAAGATTACAAAAACTGTTCCCGGCAACTCTAATCTTCAGTTCGACAATAACGCAGAACGAGGCTTAGAAGTAAACATCACCGTTCATTTTGGCACCGATTTTACAAGCAGCAGCTTTGTCGATGATGCTTGGGCGGCGTTTGATGGTAGTTCAAGGTCAGATGACTTCGACCAAAACTGGTGTAACACTGCTAGTGCTACATTTGACACTACAGGATGGCAGCTTGAAGTCGGCGACAAGGCCACCCCCTTTGAACACCGCAGTTTTTCACAAGAAGAATTGGACTGCTATCGCTATTATTTCGCGTATGCTGGTACACATGTTTCTGGCGAAGAAAAAAACTGGCTTTACAACATTGACGACAATGACTCCTACAGAAGAGGTCAGCATCAGTTCCCTGTCCCAATGAGAGGCACTCCAGCCATAACTGTGACTTTTGTGGGAACGCCCGGAACTGCTAGGGGGGCGCAACATATAAACTCGCTTCAAACCAATACATTCGTTAATAGCGAGGCTAGCTACGCATATTACTCGAATTTGGTTGCTGACGCGGAGCTTTAGCTATGAACATAGAGTCTGCAAAATATTTAGACCCCGACAACGATGGCACAAACGAAGTCATTGAAGCTGTCATTGACGGAGAAACATGGTACGTCCCCACTACAGACGCTGGTAACAGACACTACCAAGCGATTATGAATTGGGTGACAGAGGGCAACACAATACAGGACGCTGACTAATGGCCTATATCGGTGTAGATCCAAATTTAGGTGACATCACCTTCCAGAGATTTACTGGCAATGGAAACGACACCGCGTTTACGTTGGCGCAGAGCGTCGTGTCTGGCGAGGCGATGCTTGTAACGATTGGTAACGTCGTGCAGGAGCCGGGGATCGGCAAGGCATATACGGCGCAGGGAAATACCTTGACGTTCTCTGCCGCTCCCG